GTGGCGGTGGCACCGGCGACTCGTTCGGCCACACCATCGCGATGATCGAGCTATCGGTGAACGAAGCGACGTTCACCATGTCCGATTGATTGCCGCCGCGTCCCCTGAAGCTCGATCCGGCGTCCTCCTCGTACAGCGTAACGTGGCCGCCGCCTTCGCGCGTGAGCACCATCACGCAACCCACGCGCGGCACTGAGAGCTTGGTGCCCCACTTCGCCCAGGCCTGCGCCCACAGGAATTTGTCAGTGTCGGTCGGGCCGAACACCGGGCGGAAACCGTTGACCGCCATCACATAGGCGAGCATCAAGCCGCACCAGGCGATCGAGTCGTGATTGTACTGATCGCAATATGATTTCATTTCTGGATAGCGGCGCGCGATCTCATCCGCCATCGCCAGAATTTCCGGATTGTCGCCGCTCCCGGATACTTCCTTCATGCCGGTCATGGCGCGCATGGTGTTGAGCCAAACCGGGATATCGGTCATGTCAATTCACCTGCGTGCCGAGAATATCGCCGACGCCGCCGATGTCGGTGACGAAGGAGTCGCCGTCGATCGCGATGCCGGCCGCGCCGCCGGCTCCACCCGATGACGTGGTGCCGCCCGGCGCCGGCGTCGTGCCTGCCGAGCCGGCAACGCCCGGCGTTCCGCCGTCGCCGCCTGGCGCTGATCCGCTAATGGCGTAATTCTTGTTGCCGCCGGCACCACCCAACTGAAAGTCGCCCAGCGATCCGGGCTCGCCTTGAGTCTGCGATTGGAAGCCGATCGAGGCCGTGCCGCCCGCACCGGGAACACCTTGGTCCGTGCCGCTGCCGGTGCCGCCGCCGCTGCCTGCAACCTCGCTGCCGAATCCGCCCGACGATACCGCCCAGGCGCCGCCACCACCGCCACCGCCGCCGCCGCCCCAAATGTGGCCGTTGGTGCTCGTGAGATTAATCGCCTGGCGCGTATAGAGCGCGGTGCCGCCCTGCGTGCCTGGCGTGCCGTCGGTGGCGAACGGTCCCGGCGTCAGCGAGCCGCCGTTGCCGCCGTTGCCGCCCTTGCCGCGGATCCAGCCGGTCACGATCAAGTTGATGGTCACGCCGCCCGGCCACGTGCCGATGTCCATCGCCGGCAATGATGTCGAATGCGAATAGATCACGATGGCCTGCACGTAGACGTTGATCGTCTGTCCCGATTGCGGGGCGGGATAAAGCTGGTCGTGCCGCGTGCGGACATTCACGTTCGCTTCGTGCGCGTCGAAGATGATTGCCTTGGTGGTCGGATCGATATCGCCGCCGTATGGCGTCCAAAGCATTTCCTCGGCTTCCACCTCGAAACGATCGGCCGCCGGATTGAGCCGAAAGACTTGGATCGGCACCGACGCCGCGTTGCCGGATGTGTCCTGCAGCTGCCAGGACTCCAGAAAGTAGCCGGCACCCAGCTGCGGATCGGTCTGCGCATAGCGCAGCAAATCGAATCCGAACCGTCGCGGCGGATCGCGAAAGCGCCCAAGGTGCTTGTTGGCGATAAGCTCGGCGGTCGCCCGGCCGCCTGACGGAATCCAGCGCGAATAGATTTTCTTGATCGCCGCCGTGCCGTATTCGACTTCAGCCTGCGCGTCCTGCTGAAGCACGGTCGATCGGTAATTGTCGATCTGGTCTTCTTTCACCAGCGGATTGATTTTGCCGAAATAGACATAGACCTGGCTCAATCGCTTGTCCGGCTGCTCGGTGATCTCCAGCGATCCGGCGAGCATCGTGTCCATGTCGATCGTTGTGGCGCCGGCCACCGCGCGCAGCACCTGCAGCTTGATCACCTGATCGACGTCATCCCACCACAGCGCGAGCGATGCCTGCTCGATCAATTCATTGAGCAGCTTGTTGACCGATGTCGGCTCGCAGATCAGCGCAGAAAAATTGACGTTCAAGTGGCCGACGACTTCAGCCTCCCATTCGGCTATCGGGATCCACTCGCTCGGTATATCTGCGTAGTCCTGCAGCAGCGTTGCGATGATTGACTCGACAGTATCGCCCGCAGTCAGGTCGAGGCAGATTTGCACGCGATCGCCGGCGTCGTGCGCAACGGCGGTCGTGTTCTGCGCGCCGCGCGTCAGCGTCAGCGTATCGCCGGATCGGCTGTAGGACGCGACCTCGTTTCCGCCGATGGCGACAAAGCCGGTTGGCGGATAGTCGCTGCCTGCGCCGGTCGGCGTCAACGTCGCCGACGTGTCAGAATTGGTGATCGCCGTCAGCAGACGACCCTCCGACAGCAATGGTGCCTGCGCTCGATCACCGTCGGCGAATTTCAAGACATCCTTGGCTATCAACTTGTATTCGCCGGTCGCATTCGGACCGTCGCTCGCCTCGATGGTGAATTGCCGCGTTTCCATCTCATCGAGCGTCTGCCCGAGCGTGCCGCGGATCAGGCGGAAGGCGTGGCCGCGCAGCGTCAGGCCATAACGCGCGCGCCACTTGCCCCAGAATGTCCCGGCCTCAAACTCCTCGCTCGCGAAGATGTGGCGGTGATCCTTGAAGGTCACCGTCACGCTCGCGCGCTGGCCGAGATCGGAGCCGAGCCCGACGATCGACGGAGAAATGCTCACGCTCTTGATCGACGGAATGCACTCGATGTCGGCCGGCAGAAAGCCGGTGTCGACCGCGAAGCGGAACGTCAGCTCATTCGCCGGCGAATCCGGCGACGATTGCGACCAGGCCGGCACATCAATTTCGACATAAGTCAGCGACTTCATGCCGTCGATCGCATCGAGAATGTCACGTGGACGCGGTGCGTTGCCGGATCAGTTTCCGGCTGGATGTCATCCGTGATCCAGGCGAAGGATGTCTCCTCCGGATACTCGTTCGGATTCCACGCCCAGAAGAACGGCGTCGAGACTGCAGCAGCGGCGAACGGTTCGAAATTCTCGCGATACCAGTCCGGTGTGAAGTATGCGAATTCGGCGCTGCTTTCGCGATGCTCGTTCAGCACGACGCGGCCCAGGAAATTCCCGCTTTCGCTCATGCCGCTGACGATGCTCGATCGGCGCGCATGCGGCAGCTGCTTGTGCTGCACGTCCCATTTCACGCCGTGCTCCATTTGCAAGATCATGCCGGCATAGAGCACCGCAGCCTGCGGGATGTCGACGTCCGACATCGCCTTGATCACAATCGAGGTCGATGCAGGCAATCCGCTATGCCGCAGGATGATCGGACGCGTGTCATCGATCGGCCGCGTGTAGTCGCGGGCATAGGTGCCGACCGGCACCGATGACGGAACGAAAGTCGTCGACCACAACGCAATCCCCTTGATGATCCTGATCTCATCCAGCCAGCCGTTCAGAGGCAGCGATACCTCTCCATCGGCTGAAATTCCGAAAGCTGGCCGGTTGGCTCCGGCGACAAATGTGATCGAGGTTGTCAGCGTCGAACCCTGCTGGATGCCATCGAGGAACAATCGGACGCCTCCGTTCTCTCGCGTCAGCGCGATGTGATACCAAACTCCGCTCGTGACGAGCGTTCCGCCGACGATGCCGACCGTGCCCGCATCCATACGGATCGTGTTGTCGCTGAACTTGTAGATCAAAAAGGTATCCAAGCCGCCAGCCGCGCCGAACGGCCGCCAGTCCGCTAGAACCTGCACACCGGAAACCGAATTGAACCGCACCCAAAAATCGAGAGTGAACTCGCCATTAAAGGTAAAGTCCTCCGAGCCGTCCAACGTGATAAAATCGCCGGCCCCGTCGAGCAGCAGCGACGCCGTGCCGAACTTGAATTGCGCCGTATCGAGTTGCGCATTGCCGTGCGCGGTCACGACGTGATCATATCCGCCCTCATCGGTGAACGTCGTTGATCCGTCCGTTCCATCGAGGTGCAGCAGCAATTCGTAAGCGCCGATAGCAGGCAGCAGGCCATCTGCATATGCAGTCGTCGGCGGCGTGAATGCAGCATTCCACGCCGCTACGCCGTTGAGCAGGCGGAATTCATCGATCCATCCGTTGTGCGCGTTCGCGCCGAGAAAGTCCGCGCCCACGTGCACCACCGTGCTCGCGATGTAGCTGTTCGAGTCGGAGTAGGTCGAGCCTTGTTGCGCGCCGTTGAGCCATAGCTTGGTCGACGTTCCCGAGCGCGTAAGCGCGACGTGATACCACGTCCCCGTCGTCAATGCCGTCGCGCCGGTGATCTGGTTGGTGCCGTTGACGCGCAGCTGCAGGACGTTGCCGGTCGTGATGCGCAACAAAAGTGCAAGGCTTGGCTCGGTCGCCCGCGTATCGACCAGCGTCTTTTCCGTGCCGGTCGTGGCGAGGCGCACCCAAAAATCGATCGTAAACGGGACGGTGCTGAATATGAATTGAAGGCCGTCCGTCCGCAAATAATCACCTGTCCCGTCGAACAGACACGACTGCGAGCCGAACTTGAATTGCGCGGTGTCGTTCTGCACGTTCCCCGCCGGTTGCCATCCGTGACCGAAGCCCGATCGATCTTGAAACGTCTGCGTGCCGTCGCCGCCAGTTTCAAAATGCAGAAGCGATTGCAGCGTGCCGGTTGCTGCATATGGATTTTCTGTAAAGGCCATTCCGATGCGCGAGAAATTATGGCCGGCGATTGCAATGTAATTGGATTCTTCGCTACAGGTCAGCGCGAGTTGCTGCGTCGTCCACGATGTCGCTTTCCAGAGTAGATGCGTCGCGGGATTGAGCAGATTGCTGGCCGGGAACCCGGCGGCTTCCTCCCTGGTCTCGACCGCAGTCACGACGTTATGCCAGCCGATCAGCGGCACGCCTAGCTCGTCCTCGGTCAGAAACGCGGTCGTCCAGATCATGTCGCTGGCATCCTTATGATGTAGCCGTCCGGTGCGGCTGCGTTGATGGTGTCGACCAGCGCCCGCACGTTCTCGGTAAAGAAATCCTTCACGCGCGGCGTCCGAAGCTCGATCGTCTGCACGCCGCCTGGCCCGCTGCCCTGGCCTGGCCGACGAACGTCCACGATCTCGCCTGGCGTTGCAGAGAAAGCGACCATTTGGCTATCCACGCCGGTGAGCCCGCCGGCGACGCGGAAGCTGCCGCCGGTCGCAAAGGCTTCCTGCGAAGTTATCTTCGAGACATAGCCGAGTCCGGCGACGACTGCCGCAGCCGCCGCGATGTAGGACAGCGGTGGCGGAAACGTCGCCAGCGCCTTGGTCGCCGCGGTGTAGGTATTGATGGTCGCCTGCGCGATCGCCGCCGCCTTCGCGGCAACCGCGAATTTCTTGTTTTGCTTGGCGAACTCGCCGAGCCCGGCCGCCAGGTCGCCGGCGATCTTGCTGGACGCGATATCCCAGGCCACGCCCGAGCTTTCCGCCGAGCGACGGATAAGGATGCCGGCCTTTTCCGCCGACAGTCCGCCTTGCTGCATCAGCAGATTGTATTTCTCGATCTGCTTGCTGTGCTGTTCCCACGGCAGCAAGGCATCCTGCGCGGCCTTGGCGGCTTCATTCTTCATCATCTCCGCGTTCAAGGCACGCTGTTGCGCGGTAAGGCTTCCAACGGTCGTCCCGAGATTTGTGCCGGCCTCGTTCACCAGGCCCAGGCTTTGCGCCATGCGCACGAAGCCAGGCGCGAATTGATCGAAGTCGCCACGCAATTCGCGCGTGCTCAATTGCAGCTTGCGGATTTCTTCATTGAATTTCTTGCCCTGCTGCAAAGCCTCGGTCGAGAATGCCGGTGGTGGTTTCAGTCCGCTCAAGGCTTGCGCCGTGTCTTTGCCGGTGTCGGTAAGCGATTTGAAATCCTTGGTCAGCGCATCGACGTTCAAGCCCAGATTGCCGAGCGTCTTGACGATCGCGCCGCCGGCGTCCTCCGGCAGCATGTTGCGGATTGCAGTGCCGATCTTTTCGAGGCCTTCCACGAACGCCGGCAGGTTGCCGGTCGCCCACAGGATGATCGCGCCGAACGCCGCGACCTTGGCGATCGTCAAGGTCTTCGCGGCATTCAATGCCACCGCGGCGATGCCGGCCGCCGCAATCGCGCGCGCCAGGCCCAGGAAACTGGTGGAAATGCTGACGATCGCCGACACCAGTTGCGCGCCCACTAGGATTGCGAGCGCAGTGCCGAGCACCCGAATATTGTCGATCACGAATTGGATGGCGCGCGTGAGCCCTTCGGTCGCCCTCCTCACGATTTCGTTGTCCTTCGCCCATTCCACCATTTGCGCCGAGATTTTCTCCAACGCCGGCAGGAAAATGCTGGTCACCTGGATCGCTACGCCGCCGACGATCGAGCCAAGGCGTTTCATGTTGTCGTTGAAGCCTTCGGCGGCCTTGGCCGCCTGCGTGCTCATGACTTGACCGAAGGTCTGCGCCTCGGCGGTCATTTGCGAAAAGCCGGCCGCGCCCTGATTGAGTAGCGGAATCATCTGCGCGCCGGCGCGCCCGAACAACGCCACCGCAATCGCGGTCTTGGTCGCGCCGTCCTGCATCGACGCGAATTGATCGGCGATCCGCTTGAAGGCCTCTTCCGGTGCCAGCTTGCCGAATTCCTGCAGGTTGAAACCGAGTGCCTGCAGCGCAGCCGTCGCCGGCGTGATCTGCCCAGTCGCGGCCGCGTTCATGTTCTTCGCCAGGATGACGAAGGATTTCGACAGCTGCTCGAAACTCACATCCGCCAGGTCGGCGGCGTAGGTCAGCACCGACAGCTTTTCGACCGGCACGCCCAGGCGCTGCGAAGCCTTGAATAGCTCATCGCCGGTCTTGATCGCTCCCGTCGCCAGGCTGATGAATGATTTCGCCAGACCCTCGACCGCCTTCTGCAGCTGGATGCCGCCGGCGACCGCCGCCATCTGCTTGGCGAAGCCGCCCATCGTATTCGTGGCACTCTTGACGCCTTCCTCGAACTTGGCGGTGTCGAGCCCGAGAACAACGCGCAGTGCGCCGATGGTTGCGTTTTCAGCCATCTATGCCGAGCCTCTTGTTGCGAGCATTGGCCCACGACTGCATGATCGCGGCCTGCTCTTGCCACGTCTGCTCGCGCGGCCGTTTCTTAGCCATCAGGCTTTTGAGCGACGGCATTTTCTTCGCTCGATGGAATGCGGCGATATGCCAGGCGATCCAGGCTTGCCGGTTGTGCTCGATGCGCTGCGCTTCGTTCTTGCCGCGCATCGCAGCGGTGATCGTCCGGATGGTCTGATCCCAAAATGAATCGGGATCGAATCCGAGCGTCACCCAGTTGGCAAGTTGCTCGTCCCAATCCCATTGCCGGCTTCCTTCGGAGGGTTTGCCGATCCCTGTCCTCCGGTCGCTATCGGCTGCATGAGCTTGATGCCTTCGCCGATCGTCGTGCTGATGTAGTCGAGGCCTGCCGCGTCGATCAGGTCCGACACCGCCTGCTCGCTCATGCCAGGATGGTGGCGCAGCAATCCGGCGTGCAGCACCGCCAGCACTTCATCGATGCCCCACTCGCCGGCCGCCGCGCGTTCGAAGATTTTCGGGAATGGCGTCTTGAGCCGACGCTCCAGCGCCGCCAGGCCGTACGTTCCCAGCACGAATGTGAAGCGCTGCCCGCCGATATCGATGGCAACTTCGCCCTTGATTGGATTCGCCATGTTGCCTCCTTTTATGTTGTGCCGACCGTGACGCCGCCAGTCACCTTGAGCGTGACCGTCGCGGTCATCGCGTCATCGAACGGCACGGTTGGCTCGTAGCCGGTGACTTCGCCGTCGAAGGTCCACGTCACGCCATTCGGAAACGAAATCCGGCACGAGCGCCGCCGGCTTTGTCCGACCGGCAGACTCAGCAATTCGAA